ACTACACCCCTACTTATCCTCATGCGGGTAATGGTACTAAGAAGCACATTGTCTTTAAGGACATCAAATGAACAATGAACCAGTAGCGTGGACTGCGTGTTTAGATTGTGGACAAAGAGTTACAGGCGATTCTATTCACACTTGCTCGCCACAACTAAAGACACTAACAGATGAAGAAATAAAAGATGCCTTATATGTGGCAGACATAACTTTGGACAACCTTAGTGATGGTGATATTTCAATGGAAAGAATCAAGGCATTTATCAGAATTGTATTAAGAAAGGCAAGTGAGAAATGAGCTACAAGGATGAGCTTACTAAAGCCAATACCAAATTAGCTCAAAATCCTAAAGTGCGATTTATTGGCTATGGTCTTAAAAAAGGCAGAGCATTAGGTACGCTAAAAGAAGTGGCAGATAGTCAGATTATTGAGATGCCTGTAGCAGAGAACCTGATGATGGGTTTTGCAATAGGACTGTCACTCAAGGGATACCTCCCAGTGGTCTTTATTGAGCGTATGGACTTCTTAATGAACGCAATGGATGCAATGGTCAACCATTTAGACAAAATAGCCAAAATCTCTCATGGTGAGTTCCACCCAAAAGTCATTATTCGTTGCATTGTGGGCAATACCAAGAAGCCTCTTTATACAGGCGCTACTCATACTCAAGATTTAACCGAAGGAATACGCCAAATGGTGAGCTTTCCTGTGTGGAAAATGAAAGATGAGGGTGATATTGAAGTGTTTTATGACCTTGCCAGCAAGACTTTTGATTCCGTAATGTTGGTCGAATATAAGGATTTAGCGTGAAAAGCAATAAATACAGTGATTTTAAGATCTTCCATCATCCAGAAAAGCTGATTTCTTTTGGGGCGGGGAAGGTTACTGCACCTGTGTATGTTCGGGTCAAGCCAATTAACCTTTGTAATCACGGATGTTTCTTTTGCGTGTATAGCACTGGTTTTAGAGTAAAAGACGGTGGAGAAGAAGAACACATCGTTAGCGGTATGCACGAGGACATGAAGGAAGATGACATCATCCCTAGAGATAAGATGATTGAGATCTTGCATGACCTAGCTAACATGGGTACTAAAGCTATTACATGGAGTGGGGGTGGAGAGCCATTGATGCACCCTGATATAGCAGACTTCATGCGCTTAACATTAGCTCTCAAGATGGACCTATCCATCATCACCAATGGTCAGAACCTAGTTAAAGAAAAAGCGGAAGTCTTAGCCAAAGCCAAGTGGGTGCGTGTATCAATGGATTACACCAATGGCGAGGAAATGAAGCGGTTTAGGAATGTGCCAGAAAAGAGTTTTGATAGCATCATCCGCAATCTAAGAGGTTTTGCGGGAATGAAAGATGCGGGATGTGATCTGGCTGTTAATTATATTGTGCATCGCAACAATTACAAAAATCTTGGGGGACTAACCCAGTTATTAAAAGATAGCGGTGTTGAAAATGTGCGTTTCAGTCCAATGTATGTACCAGACTTTTATGAATACCATAAACCGATAGCAGAGGAAGTTAATGAACAGCTTAAAAACATTCAAAAGATATGTGATGATCGCTTTACTGTTAACAGCACTTACAACATTACTCCTGGGAGTAGTCACTCTCATACTAGAAGCTATCACAAGTGCTTCATTATGCAGACCGTACCCGTCATCGGTGCAGACCTCAATGTATATGCTTGTCATAACAAAGCCTACGATAAGTCAGGATGTATAGGATCTATCAAAGACAGTAGCTTTCATAGGCTATGGTTTAGCCCTGAAACACAAGCCTATATGGACAAATTCAATGCTAAGACCACTTGTATGCACGAGTGTTCTAACGACAGAAAGAACATATTGATTAACGAAGTCATTAACGCTAGTACCGACAACTTTATTTAAGGAAAATCATGGCAACTAAAAAGAAACCAGTAGCACAAAAAGAAAAAGCTAAAAAAGAACCCGTACAACCGATTATTTTTATTGCTACTCCGATGTATGGCGGTATGTGTGCTGGCTTTTACACTCAATCCATCTTGCAATCCGTAAGCGTGCTTGCACAAGCGGGAGTACAAACTCAATTTAGTTTTATGTTTAATGAGAGCCTGATTACCCGTGCCAGAAACGCTTTAGCGCATACCTTTCTTAAAACCAATGCTACGCATCTGATGTTTATTGATGCAGATATTAAATTCAGACCAGAGGACATCATAGAGATGATAAAAGCAAATAAAGACATTATTTGCGGTATCTACCCTAAGAAAGAAATCAATTGGCACAGCACTAAACAAGCAATGGATGCTGGAGTACCCCACGATCAATTAAAAAGCTATACGGGGTCATTCGTGGTCAATTTAGTGGATTATCGAGGCGAAGTTACCGTTCCTGTAGCTGAACCTGTAGAGATTTTCAATGGTGGTACTGGATTTATGTTGATTAAGCGAAAAGTATTTCAAAAACTTAAGAAAACAGTGCCTTTTTATACCAATGATGTAGGAGATCTTTCAGGTCAACTCAATCATGCAGAAGTTATCCACGAATATTTTGCTACTTCCATTGAACCTGATAGCAATAGACTGTTATCTGAGGATTATCACTTTTGCCGTATTTGGAGATTAGCGGGTGGAAAAGTGTATGCAGCGCCTTGGGCTAACTTAGGACATTTAGGAAGCTACTTGTTTGAAGGGCAACTTACTCCAGCACCTTGATCTTTAACCAGATGCGTTCATGTAACCAATATAGGGCTATCTTAGAAAATAGCTCTATAAAGGCTATGCTGAACGCTAGGTTTACTTGACCTGTCACTATCCAAGATAGAACAAAAGTATCAAAACTGCCTGTAATGCGCCAAGTTACAGCTTTAAGCAGTGATTTGTAATGGCTATCCATTATCAATTTTAATAGTGATCGAGTCAGTAGCTTCCTGTAAAAAAGGAAAGAGCTTGTTAAAAGCATCTACTGAGTTACTAATCCAATCGCTTATTCCATCCCATTTAAGACCTACCAAAATACAGCCTTCAGTATCTTTATTGGAGTTGCCAGGGTGGATTCGGATTCCTTCAAACCCTTCTACATTAAAAAGCAAGGGTAAATTTCGGTAAAACCGATTGGAATAAGTAATTTTAACGGGATATGTTCCACTAGGTATAGCGGTTTCACCTGCTATTTTCCATTCACTAACAGGCTTTCCCTCTACCTCTCTTACTTTATCTTCCAATGTGTAACAGATCCATTTTTCATCTGCATACAGGCTTCCGACAGTAAAGTCGCTACCAAAGTAAGTGCGCTTTAATTCTAAATTCATTTTGCGGGGGTGGATTCAAATAACATTTGATCTTTAGCTCGTGAACCCGCAGAAGATCCAAAGTAAAAAGCAATGATTCCTGTCCAAGCAGTGCCTAATGAGCCAAGCATAATCATCAAGGGTGTATTCGCAGTATCCGCAGGAGTAACCATAAGGTAAGCCAATATGCCAAAAAACCCAACGGTAACAAGAATACTAAGCAAAGGAGGGATAATGCTTTGAGTAGTCGTTTGCATATCTCTAGCACTTTTACGATCCTCCACAGCAAGCTGTTCAAAATTTAAGCCTAGAGCTTGAGTTTGCTCTTTAAAGCGTATTTCTTCTTGTTGTACTGCTGCAATCTGATCTGCCGATAGTTTGTTATCGTTAATCATGGACTGCACTTGGTCAGGCGCAACCCCAAATAGCTTAGATAAAGCCGTTACCGCTAAACCTGCTAGTGGACCGCCAAGGCAAGTAGCGATTGTGGGCGCTATTTGCGTTAGCCAGTTCATTACAGACCTTCTCCAGGAGTAATGTAAACAGAAGCGTTGGCTGCATCGCCAATTACTCTAGCGTACACATTTCCTGTTTGACTTACTTGTGGACCAGTGATTACTTTGTAAGCATAGGGTGGCAAAGGAATTACATAGCCAGGACCATTATCAGGTAACGCCACATTAAAGCTGTTTGTAGGGTTTATCCATACATAAACAGCATTATTTACATCGGCATTAGATAAAAAATACTGGTTTGATGGACTATCAGAGGTAATGGTAAACACATTGGATTGCGTATTAGCAGCTCCTGTAACAGCTACCTTTACCGTTTTCCCCATTGGTTGGAAAGCGATATTGTTAGCCATTTAGAAAATGTCCTTGCCACCAGCATTGCCAGGCTTAGTTGTAGCGGAGTTTTTGGTGTTTTTATTACCATCAAAATTCCATACAGAAACATACCCTGCTGGCATCTTTCCACCTAAAGAAGTGTTAATTCCATTGGCAGATCCATCTCTAGGTAATGGAGGGCGAACAGCTTTAGATACTTGCTGATTGTTTTCT